GATAAGGGCGACTGATCCCCACGCTCACAACTTCAGACCCCTGCCCCCACCCCTAGGGGGCTTTTTTATTACACGAATACTGTTGCACGGGAATATGTGCAGGTTACGTGGCCTTAGTACACGCGTACTGCAATCCGCAACTCCACCCCCCGGCTCCCCCTCCGTACTGTAATAATTCTTTATCGTGTAGCACTCGACAAGCATACACTATAGTGTTATACTGTAAGAAGGAAGAGGGGGAGACCCTGACGCCTGCACCTCGAAAACTGCATAGGGAGCAAACCGCACCAAACGGCACAGCCTCCGGGCCGCGGCGTGAGGTGACGACAACGGATCTTAACGATTCGCAGTCCACGGCAACACTCCCAACGAGTACAAGCGAGCCAACCTCAGATCCGTCTGATGTGGTTTGTTTGTACTAATCATCTAATCATCCTACGATTCATGAAAACCTTCCTAAGTTTTCTTGCCGCCTATCTCGCCGCCGGTTCCCTGGCGGTTGCCTTCGTGATGACCGCAGCAGAGTCACCGCTCCAATACAGCGGGACTCAGAGAATGGTGAGGGTTGTGCGATGAGAACTGAAATCATGGCAAGACTCATAAACATCTTGCCCAATTCTTTTATGTGGTTTTTTCCTGTTGCGGCAATTCACCGCAGCATAGAAATTAGCCGCATCAAATCATTGCACAATTAAACACATTAACTGCCCGCCACTTTGGCGGGTATTTTTTTATGTCACTTGCCAACACTTGGTTTCACTTATCACGGGTCTCGTCCAATAAAAAGACGGGGCCAATTGCAGTCACAACGACTAGCAAAAACAGCTGCCCTGCATCCTGCGGGATGCGTGAGGTTTGTTACGCGGCTTCAGGTCCGTTAGCGCTCCACTGGGCAGCCGTGTCGAACGGTTCCCGCTCCAGTGAATGGCGCAAACACTTGAATGACTTGGAGAGCCTGCCCTTCGGTTCACCCTTGCGGTTGAATCAAGCCGGTGACCTTGTCGCTAGTGCGTCCGGTCGACTGTCGCGAGCTTTCTTGAATGGCCTTATGGCCGTTGTGAAAAGCCGCAGGCTGCAGGCTTGGACGTATACGCACCACGACCACACCGTGGGCGAAAACGGCAAGTTGCTACGGCGTGCCAATCGACAAGGGTTGCGGATCAACGTTTCAACTGAAACTGAAGAATCCGCAGATCGTGCGATCGCTTCAGGCCTTCCGGCTGTCCTTGCTGTTAGCAGTGAGGAGACCCGAACGGTCTGGAGAACGCCTGACCGCAACCTGGTTAAGGTCTGCCCTGCTCAACTGCGGGACACTGACTGCAACCGTTGCATGCTGTGCCATAAGCGAGGCTCAAAGGTCATTATCGCCTTTTTAGCTCACGGCTCCCGCAAAACCCGCGCCAATCAACAGCTCGCATCATGAAACAGTTTGAACACGTTGGAGCTTGGATCGCTGCCAGTGATTCAACCACTGAAGCGCTTCTTAAGCGTGTTGTTGCGGATATCGCAGCAGACCAGCTTAAAGAAGCCAGGCTAAAGAGACGCCAACGCTTGGAGGAGATCAACCATCCTCCAGACTGCGGCGTATGGAACCTTACCGACCGTCATTGATTGGCGGTCTTTTTATTATGTGGCGCAAACTTGAACTGATTCACCTAGGCCGTCGACAGTACTGCCTAAAGGTCTACAACTTCGACAAGATCAAGCATGAGTATCCATTGACGCCCGCTAACACTTTTAAGGGCGATTTCAATAAAATCATGGATATTCTCGATGAATGGAAGGAGCATCTGACCGCAACTGGCCAGCCTTTCATTGAGACGCGGGGCTATTGACGCTCCAATGAATGGAGCCCCTAACGGGGCTTTTTTTATGCGCTGAGCCGGATGAGGCATTCTTCTGCCCTGCAGTCTTCGAGCTTGGCTCGGACCCAATTAAGGCGACCGGCGACCCTGCGTCCATCGTTGGTGTCCTTGTAGACGTGTAACGCTTCGAGCAGGAGCATCCACTCATCAGCGCAGAAGTGAATGGTCTTGGTGGGCGCTGGGTCAGTCATGAATGGTCGCTTGCGGTTTCCGTGAATGGTCTGTATTGTAGTACAGGAGTCAAGGGGGATCACCCCTGCTCCGCCCCATCATCTAATCATCAATGAAAAAACACTTGCACAGTCATTTCTACCTAGATGACAACTCGCAACTCACTTTGTCATGCGGCTCAGTCATCGCCAGTGACTCGTCTGTCGAGACCATCTCGATTTACGCAGGGGTAGATGCCATAGATGACGCAATCGACAAGTATCTGCCGCTATGCGACCGCTCCACTCAAGAGCGGTTCATTCAGACCATCAATGATCACATCCGCAAGACCGAGGGCGAAGCTTGAAACGCTCCAGTGACACCAGGACAAAACACGTCACGGAAGCTGTGCGACTCCTAAGCCTTGGCTACCAACCAGCAGCCGTGGCTCTTCGCCTTCAACGGTTGTTTGGCATCAGCCGCGCCACAAGCTTCCGTGACGTTGAAACGGCTAGCGCTGAGATGGATGCCGAAACCATCGAGCTGGACGCTGACACCGAACCAGCGCCAATGACAGAACGCCGTAACGCCATGCTCTGCGACCTTGAGCAAGCCTGGATGGAAGCCTCAGCACAACACAACGTGCAAGAGCTGATGCAGCTTTCCAGAGCCTTCGAGCGTCTTTACCGCATGGGCGGCGATCAGTCTCACAAGTTCTGAGACTCTTGTCTCACACCGTTCCAATCATCATCAAATCAATGGCCAACTCCACGGATCAAGCTAAAGCTGTTCCCAGCTGGAGCGACTTCATCAAGTCCAACAAAAAACGCACTGAGATCATCGAAGCTCGTGACTTTGCCCGCTCACGCCAAAGCGATTGCGAGCAGGTGATTCGCAGCAATGACATGCGGCTCGAAATGCTGAAGTTTGTTCACGACGTTCTCATGTCCAAAAAACATGACTTCGAGTGCATGAACAACGAACAGGAGGAGATTGCTCAAAAATTTGTTGGCCTTAGCTATACGCTCGACATCCGCAATGAGCAGCTCGCTGATTACTTGACGGAGCTTGAAGAGCATAAATATGATTTGCTACTGGCCATCGCTGATGCTTCAGTTAAGCGCCAGCAGTACAAGAAGGAATCAGAAGCAGCTGACGGTGATCTCAGCAAGCTTCAAAAGAAGCTCTATGAAGAGCATTGCAAGCTTGAAGCCGATGCCAAAAAAGCCCAGGAGGAGAGCAAGCAATGACCTTTACAGACCACGAGCTTGAGCTGCTGGTTGACTCCATTTCTTGGGAGCTTGACTTCTTGGAGTCCACCGGCTGGCACGAGTCTCCGCGCCATCAAACCCTTACCGAGCTTCAAGCTCGCATCCAATCATTCCTTACGCACCAATGACCATCATCCGAACAGACGACATCGACGACCTTCTGCCGTCCGAATACAAAGAGCCTTGGCCGCCTCTGTCGGACGAGGAGATCGAAGAACGAGAACGCCAAGCCGAATGGCAGGACTATCTCGACTCGATCCCTGACGCTGCAGAACGCAACCGTAACCTCAAATGATTGACCGCAAAAAAGCTGACCGCTCCATTGAGCAACTGCTCTGTCTCATCCTCGGCAAGCAGCACGCCAAAGCATCCGAACACCTTAACTACAACAACGCAGAACGCATCGAGTTCTGTTTCAAAATGGTTCACAATGAAGCTCAAGAGATTGTTGAAACCACTGAAGCCTCACAGCTCTCAAAAGCCATCAATGCTTCACGGATGAAGCTAGACAGCCTTCAGTCCCTTAAAACCCTTAATCAACTCATTCAAGAGGTCGAATGGTAAACGAATACACCCATGTCGGACAGATCGTTAAAGATCTCAAAGCCATCATCCAACGCGAAAACAAGCGTCATCAAATGGATGAACACTTGACTCATTCCATGCGATCTCTCCTGGAAGATGAGATCATTCCCCAGCTGGAGAATGAACTTGACTTTGACCCGACGCCCCAACACCTTTGGGATGACTTCGGTGGAGAGCCTCCGCTATGAGCAGCATCCTTAACGGCAACAAGCACTCCGCTGCTGGTTCCCGCGTTCCAACAGACCTACTGCCTAAAGCTATCCGCTATGAAACGGCCAGGGCAGTCATCTTTGAAGAACAAGGCAACTTCGTCCGCGCCAATGATTGCCTGCGCTTGAAGCGGTACTACGAACGTAGAGCTATGGAAGAGTGCTTAGACCCAGGGCCAACCTAACTCTACGTCTCCGCGCCAAACGTCATCATCGATAGGGCGCTGCATTGCATAAACCCGAAACAGGCGTTTCAGCTCTTCCGTTGAGACGCCTATCTCCTTCGCTTTAACAGCAACATTGCAACGCCCCTTGTAAATCTCATCCAACGCTTCTTCCATGCCAAAAAAAAGAGATCGCTACTGCTTCAATGGTGACATAAGGTCACGTTCGTATCAGGAGTGGCAAGAAACCTTACAAACAGCTTGTTCACAGGAAATACGATATACCTTGGCAAAATTACAAGGCAGAAAAGCTGGCTGGATAAAAATAAGGCGCACACAGAGGAGCCAATTCAGAACAATAACCCCTCCCAAAGAATATCAAGTGATGCAGGCAGTCCTAATAGAACAGTTAATTAAAAGACTTGAAGAACTTGAGAATAAGAACATATCAAACGGATTAGCGAACAGTCCATCAAGACGACTTGAGGCTCATCAGAAAGATTCTTCCTTAAGTCAGTACAAGTCCAACTCAAATCCTGACCAAAGACCCAAGGTCAGCGCAAGCGAAAAGCTACATAATCAACGCGCTAGGCACGTTTCTTAAAGCACCTCGCCGCTCAACAACATCTCCTTATACAAGTTGTTCCGCTCAGTCCATCGAGCCTCACAACCTCTCATCTCCAGCTCACTCAGCATCCGCAGCTGGACATTGCCGTTTGGCTTCGCAATAACTACCGCCCCAGCATTAACCCGGATGCCAGCCCTTTCGCGTAGAGCCAAGCTATAAGCGCCGAGCTGGTCTTGGTGGTCCTTCAGCCATGCCTCTGGCTTGTCAGTCTCTCGGCTGGTCGTCTTGAAGTCACAGATCGTCAGACCCAACTCCGTGTCGATCAAGGCGTCTGCCGTCCCAGCAAATCCTTCGTCACTACTGACGCTGAACTCGCTGGCATGAATGGCCGTTACGCTCCCGCTCACCAACCAGTCGGATAAACCTCTGGCGTACTCACGGGCTGGCCATGCAACTTTCGGCGAACCCTTCTGCGCTTTCTTGAGTGCCCAACTGGTGATCGCCTTTGGAGGTCGAGCCAATCCATCATCCCAGACCTTCCATGAACCACTCCCTGCACGCTGTGCCCACCGCTCCAAAGCATCTTTCTGTGATTGAGGGGCTGTGTTCTTCAGGATATGGGTGACAGAGTGATAAATCTGCCCATGTTGATCCCTGTAAACCCTGAATCTGCCTGAGTTGTCCTGCTCCAGCTGCCATTGGCGCAGTGAAGCCAAAATGTTCTGCGGATCAGCTTCAATCGTCATGAATGGCGTTTTCTTGCAGCCACCTTTGACGGAGCTGATTTTCCTTGGGCTCTACGAGATGAGCGCTGGAGACCACACCAGTTAAA